CTCTCAATTGTGATCGAGTACCCACGCCGGTGATTTGCTTAATACCTGAATTAATATCTTTGTATAGCTTGCTACGCTGTTCCTTTGTGATTTTTCCAAATCCTCTTGCCACTTCCGCTACTCGTTGATGAACTCGACGTGATAAGTAGCCATAATCATCTGCACCGATTTTTTGATTGTCTTTTAAGTCGGCTACTTCTTTTTCAATTACATCTACACGCTCATTTGTTTCTTCATTTGCTGATAAAGCAAGCATCGCCAATTCTCTTTGAGAGGTTGGAAGTTTAGGCTGTTGAATTTCTTTTTCCATTTGATTAAAAGCTTCAATATATTTCAATTTAAATTGCAAAGCTTTTTGACCTGTGAATCCCATTGCTAGTAGTGTGAATCCGTCACGGTTCATAATTACTTGGCGATAAGATTGTTTGTTTTGTGGATGAATGTAGGTGTCTTCGTAAAATAGGTCTGCCGAATTTTCGGCTACCCCTTGCTTCAATTCATCAATAGCTTCCAAAACATGCTTATGTTGTTTTTCAAATACTTCTGCAACTTGCAGACTACTTGTTACTGCTTGCTGATTTTTCATTATTACTAAATTGTTCATTTTGTTTTTCGCCATCCTTTCCTTTGATAGTGTACGTATGTTTAATTCCTGTTTTGCGTGTCAGAACGTTACAATATGCTTGACCTAATAAATCAATATTCACTTGATCTGCCATTTTATTCACATCCTATCTAATTTTGTGATCTCTAATTACTTCTAAAATAAAAGCATTTACCGCCGGTCCCTTATCTTTTCCACTCAAAACACGCTGGATCCATGTTCTTGACTTCCCATAAGCAGTTGCGAGATCTCTTTCTGATATATTGTTTTTTTCCATAAATGATCTAATCGCTTCGCGACCACTGTTAATATTGCTCATGTTTTATCTCCTTTCTGTCTTTTTGAAAGAAAATTGGATAGAATTTTATAAAACTATTGACTAATGTATACAAATATTCTACAATCAGAGCATAGTTAAATAAGCCTATAACAAACCCTTCTTTTGCAATCGGTCGCCAAACTAGATGCTATGAGGTGTGTTTTTTAGTTTGCTTTTTTTCTATCCAATTAACTTACAAAGATAATTATATACAAATTTTCTACATTGTCAACACTTTTGTAGTTTATTTGTATACGGATTCTCTTTGTATTCCTAGAAAGGTTGATACAAGTGGATTTATACGAAAAAATAAAATTACTTGCCAGCGAAAAAAAAATGTCGATACGCCAGTTAGAAGAAGCATTAGGCTTCGGTAATGGTGTAATTAATAGATGGCGGAAAAATACCCCTGGTTCTGATAAATTAAAAAAAGTTGCAGATTATTTTGATGTATCTACAGATTATCTATTAGGTCGTACTGATAAACGACATTATTATGATTTAACAGAAAAAGATGAAAAAAATATTGCGGAAGAACTAGAAGAAATGATAAAAGATTTAAAAAATGCAGGAGCTCTTTCATTTTCTAAAGAAACCTCTGAAGTAGATGAAGAAACACACGAACTATTAATTGCTTCGCTCGAAAATTCTCTAAGAATTGCAAAAATCGAAGCGAAGAAACGATATACACCAAAAAAATATCGCAATTAATAAGGAGTTGTTCCCTTTTGAACCTGCCCAATATTGATGAAAGAATAAAAAAGTTAGTACAAATTCATGAAACACGCAATCCTTACAAAATTGCGAATAACTTAGGAATCATCGTTATAGAAGAAGAGTTAGGTGAAATTTTTGGTTACTATAATAAATTTAAAAATATTAGAATGATTCATATAAACTCTTCGCTGAGTGAACGCGCAAAAATAATTACATGTTCACACGAACTCGGGCATTGTATTCTGCATCCTGATGAAAACACCCCTATGCTATCAGAAATTACAATTGTATCCGAATTAAAAGTAGAAAAAGAAGCAAATTATTTCGCTACAAACTTGACAATCGATGGATCTCATAAAGAATATGGATTACTGTGCAAATATGAAATACTACAATACTACGGATTACCAGAATCATTTGAGCGCTTTATATAAACAAATTTCGTGCAATCATACGGACTAAAAACCTCGTATAGAGAGTGAGAGAATTTCATTGAAAATAAATCAAAAAATCTATAATTACTCTATTGTTGTTTTAGCATTAATTTCAATCGCTTTAGTTATTTTTGATTTTTCAAATGTCATTAATATTAGTAATCCACCGTTTAACATTATTGATAATTTTATCTTAATCACATTTACAATTGACTACATTGTTAGATTCATTATTTCAAAAAATAAAATCAAATTTTTTAAAGAAAATATTTTTGATCTGATTGCGATAATTCCTTTTGATGCTATTTTTTCTTTCTTTAGAATCGCTAGGTTGTTTCGAATAGCTAAAATAGCTAGGCTTGCAAAGCTAACAAGAGCAATAGGTGTGGTTGGCAAATTAACAAGAAACACTAAATCATTTTTAAATACGAATGGATTTTTAAACGTGATTTATTTAAGCTCAGTTCTTATTGTTATTTCAGCAATGATTTACTCATATGCAGAAAACGTCCCGTACATTGATGCATTTTGGTGGGCTTTAGTCACCACAACAACTGTTGGTTATGGCGATATTTCGCCAGCTACGCCATTAGGTAGAGTTGCAGCAATCATTTTAATGATTTTAGGAATTGGATTTATTGGTATGCTTACTTCGACTATTACAGAATATTTTAATAAAAGTAAGAATGAAGATGAAGAATCAAATGATAAAATTGAATTACTTATTAATAAAATTGATCAATTAGAAAGTACGATTGAACAACTAAAAGAGGAAATAAAAAAATAACGCACCCTCCGACCAAGAAGTTGTGCGTTAAAAATAGAACCAAAATAGGCTTATTTTGTTACGCCTATTTTACCAAAAATAATGAGGTGAAACAATGGCAAATGAAATAAAACAAGTTGCGTTATACATACGTGTGTCTACAGATCAACAAGCTAAACATGGTGATAGTTTGGATGAACAACAACACACTTTAAATGAATACGTAAGACAACAAGGAAACATGAGAGTATTCAAAACTTATATAGATGATGGCATTTCAGGTCAGAAACTATATCGTGATGAATTTCAAAAATTATTAGATGATGTTAAAAAAGGAAAAATCGATACGATCTTATTTACAAAATTAGATAGATGGTTTAGAAATTTACGTCATTATTTAAATATTCAAGAAATACTAGACAAAAACAATGTTACTTGGTTAGCCGTTACACAACCTTTCTTTAACACAGAAACAGCAATGGGCCGTTCATTTGTAAATCAATCAATGGGTTTTGCTGAGCTTGAAGCACAGATGACTTCTGAAAGAATTCGTGCCGTTTTCGATAATAAAATACGAAAAGGTGAAGTTGTTAGTGGAAAAGTACCGCTTGGCTACGATATCAAAGACAAACATCTTGTTCCGAATGAAAAAGCTGAAATAGTAAAAGAAATTTTCCAATACTATTTAGAAACTGGCAGCATGCGTGCCACCGTTAGACATTTAGAAAATCATTTCAGCATGACAAGAGATTATCAAAGTGTTCGGCAAATGCTTACTAATAGAAAATATATTGGTGAATTACGAGATAATAAAAATTTTTGTGAACCTATTGTTGATCGTGACGTATTCGAAAGAGTACAATTGCAACTTTCAAAAAATATTCGTATGAATAAAAAACGCGACTATATGTTTACTGGATTGTTAGTTTGTAGTGAATGTGGTTGTAATTATTC